GAGGTATAGATGAGATGCCAATAGACGAGTTTCCATACCATGCAGATGCTCCTCTAAGTAATTTTAACTCTAGTATAATGATATGGAAAGATGCTACACATATATGGCAAGACTACTGTACCAATAGAGACGAATATATACTTAAATATCCTTATGGCGATGACACGTTTTTATACCATGAAGGATTCACCTTTGAACACTTACCTAATGAGGAGGTGTATTCGTACATGTTCTCAGGTAGAAAATACAGACCTGAATATACAATATGCTTATTAAATGGGCAAGCACAATACCCGGAGATTGAGAAAGAATATGATGAACTTTGTTTGCATCAAATGGGGCACTAAGTACACCCCTGATTATGTTAATAATCTGTATCGAATGGTACAGAGACATTACAAGCATGACTTTACATTTACTTGCTACACCGATGATCCTGGTGGATTAGAATGTGACTCCAAAAGAATACCTAACATAGATCCTTTTCACCCAGACTATTGGTTCGGTAAAGAAAACTATTGTTGGGACAGAGCTAAGTTTCTAGTATTCAACTCGCATAACTACCTTGGGTATAATGGCAAGTGGTGTTATATGGATCTCGATATAATTATTCATAATGATATATCAGATTTAAATGAGCTGGCATTGAAACCTAGAATAGCACATTCAAACTGGCAAGACCCTAAGCAGTTACATGATAGAAAATTTATAGACATCAGAGGATCTTTCTTTAACTCTAGTATTATGTGTTGGAACAAAGATCAATGTGAACATATATTCTGGGATGCTTACGAAGAGCAACAGCAAATATTTAAAACATTCTTTAAGGGAACAGATAACTATCACTTCTGGAGACAGAGAGACTTTTGGAATAACATGCCTAATGATTGGGTGTATAGTTATAACCACGGGCTATCATATCCAGATGATTTAGAGCGTTATAAATATAGAGAAGAGAGTAGAGTATGTATCTTTAATGTAAATAAGATTAAAAGTCAGACTCCACAGTATGAGATAAATGAAATAGATGATGAACAACTTTTGAGACATTGGCATGGTAACACTAATAGCTAATCAGCTAGACGCTAAATATAGTCAAACACATATTAATGCTTTTTACACACAAGCAAAAAAACTAATTACAGATCCTTTTGAATTCGTTGTATTCGTTAACGAAGACGAGATGAATCTATTAGATACAACCAAGAAGAAAAATGGCTACCTACAGGGCATTACATTTCATGTACCTAAGTATGGCAAAGACTGGATTGAGATAGATATTATCCAACATACTAAACCAGGCGAGCGCAGTCTATTAGTAACACCCAATGTCATATTAAACGATCCGCAATCATTCTTTAGTTATAAGTCTAAAGGTATTGATAAGCTATATTTAGAAGACGGAAATCTATGTTACTTCTGCCACCGTAATGAAAAGGTTGAAGGTATATTATCTAAGTGGAATGAAATGGAAGACTCTATGACGTTTGATAACCACTCATTTGAGGACGCGTTCTTTAGCAACGTTGTACCGGACTTTTCGTTTATACAAAATACAAATCATAACTACCCAGAAAAGACTGAGGGAGACATAGTTGTATTACCTTATTGGTATTCAGATTACTCTAAAGAACAACTAGAGCTAAGCTACAATAGAGAGTCAGATCTATATCCTTGGCTACCCGAAAGAGTAGAGATTGAGGCAATAGGTCCTACAGGACATTTAACTACTGACATGGTTGAAGAAGCTTTCACACAAGACTTTTGTGAGAAGGCAAGACTAAAAAGAATCAAAATGGTAGGCCCTACACAAGACCCTACTAATAGTCCAGAGTTGTTTGACATAGTACAATACCTAATGGGTAACTGGGGCGTTGCTGTTGACTTAGAAACTGATGGTATTAATAACGACAATGAATGGTGGCGTACACTAGGCATGCTGTACTTTACAGTAACAAATAATATAGGTAACATTACATTTAATATTAACACCTCCCACCCAGACGAGAACATATTAAAACATGCAGACGAGTTAATTAAGCAAGGATGTAGAGTCTTTTGGAGTTACACACAAACATCGTTGACGCAAGAGAAAGATGTTACAAAAGCTAAAGAGTTATCTAAAAGACATCTTTTTACAGGTTTCATCTATAATGATGAAATTGAAATTGAGAAAGTGGTTAGGGAACCAAAGGAAAACCAGGTTATTCCAGACTATAATCTTATTACACTTGACACTCTACAGACTGTTAAACAAGACGACATATATAAAGAGAGAAAGATAAAATTTGCTCCACATGTGGAATGTGAAGGTAAGGTTAATAATCAATTTTATTTAAGTGCTAAAGGAAATGTATTTCCGTGTAAGCATGTAGCAAACAATATTATCTCAGCAGACAGATCTCCAGAACATAAGACGGAGTTGATGTATAGTTGGGATAAGAACAATATTTGTAATTATACATTAGAAGATATTTTTACTAATGATTTTTACAAAGGGTATTTTAATAATTTATTAAAGTTGAACCCGATAGTTATTCATAATGAACAGGAAGGCATATGTTAAAAGTTAAAGATGGAACGGTGATTGAGGGTACGTTTAATGATGAGGAATATATTCCTATAGTAGTTAACTCAGAATTCTCCACACTATTAGTCCAAGTAGATTTAGATAAATTAGAACCAAAGTGTGTTGAAATTACGATGGCGCTTGCAAGTGAAGGGAAGCAATACGGTACAGATTATGTTATTGTTAGGAGAGCAGTAAGTGAGAGTTAATATTGTATGTGCCAAGTGGGGGACAAAATATGGTCCTCACTTTGTAAACAAATTAAAGAATATGGCAAAAAGAAATTGTGATCCAAAACATGATTTCCATTTCTATTGCTATACAGATGACTCCAAAGGATTTGATGATGACATTAAGGTTATTGACTTTCCAGACATTCCAAACATCCATCCAAAGTATTGGTTTCAAAAAGACGATTTCAAATACGGTATGGCAAGATGTTGGGATAGACCTAAAACATTTGTATTCAATACTCATAACTTTGCCGAAGACAAACCAACAGGACGTTTTGTTTTCTTTGATCTAGATGTAATAATTCAGAATGACATTGAGCCTTTACTTACATACAATATGGAACGACCTACTAAGTTAAGATCTTGGTGGCAAGATCCTCGTCCAATGAAGACTCGTAGATTTAAATTAGCACATGGAGCATACACTAATGGCAGTTGCCAAGTATGGAGCGACGATCAGGCAGAATGTATATGGGACGATGTGTTAAAACATCAGGAACAGATATGGTTTACATATACAGACGGTACAGATAACTATCACTCATGGAGATGGGGTGACTGGGGTAAGAAACTGTGGGATAATTTCCCAGCAGATTATGCTTACTCGTATAACCGAGGCAGGAGTTGGGACGATGACGATTTAGAAGTTGACATTTATAGAGAGACTCCTATTGTATGTGTATTTAATATTGATCTACTACCGTTTGAAGATGCTAGTAGAGGTAATACAAAGCAAGATGATTTGGCAGATCCCGCATTGCTGAGGCATTGGGTGTAATGCACATAGAGTATTTAAATATCTATACTGTTAAACATGGTACCAAGTATGGTGCAGCACATGTAAACAAGATATTAGAATCCTGTAAAGAACATTTATCTTATAAGTTTACATTCCATTGTTTAACTGAGAACCCTAAAGGTTTAGATGATGACGTTGTAGTTATCCCTTTACCAAAAGGAAACACATTAGAGAAGTGGTGGAATAAGATGTACTTGTTTGATGATAACATTGTTAGACAGAAAGGAGAGAATCTTTTCTTTGATCTAGATGTTATCATACAAAAAGACATAGATGATATAGCTAACTTTGATCCTGAAGATTGCTTATCATTTGGCCAAACACATTGGCATGATTTAGAAACTATGGCAAAGGATACAGAACATGTACCTCATAGATTCACAGATTTAAATAGTAGTGTTCTAAGATGGAACGATAACCTGGATACAGAAAACATATCGTTATATTTTAAAGCACACTTGGACAAGATCCTATGGTACTATAGGGGAATAGATAACTTCTTCATGCACAAGGGTGTAGCAAGAATTAAGTATTTTCCAATAGGGTGGTTTTATAGTTACAATCACGGATACATTTATCCGCATGATGTAGAAAAACAAGTGTACAGACAGATACCATATGTTTGTTTATTTGATTCAATGGGAAGAAAAGAAGATGTTAAATTTTAATTTTTTAAACAGTATGCAATAT